TTTCCTGCATTTTTTGAGTTTTTGTTGCTCTCATTTTTACAGGTTTTCCTGTATTTGGATCAACAACCTCAATTACTTCTGTTGGCTCAAACATTGCCTTTTTCAAAGATTCTGCTTGATTATCGTTGATCTTATAACCAGCAATCTCTTTTTTATCAATCATTTTGTTGAGCTTTTCAATATATGCTTTTTGAGCTTCTTCTCTCTGCTTTTGCTCTTGCTCTCTTCTCATCTTATCTTGCTCGAGAATTTGATCTTGTTCTTGTTTTAGAACTTTTTGAGCATTTTGAGCTCTTGTTAAACCTTGACCTTTATCAAGTATTGTTTCAACAATATCATTTACATCATCTTCAGGAATGTCTTTTTTCATATATAAAGCTCTCAACACTTCCCTCTGACTTTCTTCTTCTGATATGTCTAACTCAATTAATGGTTGATTTCCAATTGCTTCTTGAACTGCCCTTGGATCTCCTCCATCTAGTAAAAACTTCAAAAATTTAGAAGCCTCTCCTGCTTGAGAATAAATGTCATTTTTATATTGTTCTACTTTAAGCTCATTATTTTTTCTGTATAACAATCTTAAAGTTTCAGGATCAAGATCTTTTGGAACATCTTCCTCAGAAAGATCAAACTCTCCATCTTTTATTTCCTGTAAAGCTATTTTTGCAGATTCTGAATAATCATCATCATCATTATCTACAATAACTTCTTCCTGTTCTTCTTCTTCTGTTTCTACAGTATCATCAGCATCATCAGATCCTTCTTCTTCTTGCTCCTCTTCTTCTTCTTCTGAAGTATCTACATCAATTTCTTCAGGTTCATCCTCATTCCTTTCTGCAAAATAAGGGCTATCTAAATCTTCTTCTTCTTGTACATCTTCTTCATCTGAAAAAGATAAAGCATTCGCATTTACATTAAATGTGGCTGGTCCTGCATCTGCCTCAAAAACAGGCATTTCATCTTTTGTGTTTTCTTCTGTTCTCATTTTTATAGTTTAAAATTAGTGATACATTATTGTACTCACAACTACTTAGTTGTTTTGAGTGTTAAAAAAAGTTCGTCTCTTATAGCTAAAAGTTAAATTTTATATGTTAATTTGAAGGTTTTGACCTACTTTTAATCTCTTTTTCCTTTAATTTCAATTCTTTTTCTTTTAATTCTTCTGCTTTTTTATTCTTTCTAATTTCTTCTTTAAGCTCATCAATCTTATGTTGAAGTTGCATGACTTCTTTTTCTCTATCAGCTTGTAACTTTAATAATTCTTTTTGAATATCATCATGCATGCCATTTTTATCAATGTCTTTTTGTAAAGCAAAACGTTGAGTTTCAATTTCAGATTGACGTTCTTGAGAATCAAGTTTCATTCTTTCAATAGTCATCTGGAATTGTTGCTGCATTTTGACAAGTTCTTGCTGCATTTCCTTCTGCTGTTCAAGCATTTCAGATTGACTTTGACGTTCCATTTCTCTTTGTCGTTCCATTTCTTCATGAGCATTTTCAGCTATATTTTGTAATTCAGCCCATGATTTAGTACCTTGAACTTTAATGAGATCAGGAAAGCTTAGCAATCCATTCTGAATCATTGGTTGCATTTGCTGTTTTACTTGTAATATATTCTCGTAATCTTGAGAAGAATTTCTTACTTTAATACCTATTTCAGATCTCCACAATAATTCCCAATCAACATCTAATTCTGCAATTGACATATCGTTGAGAACATAATTCTTTTTAGGTGGATTATCTTTCCAAGCAACTCTTGTTATATTTATTAACACATTATATAAGTTTTCTACAATTTTATTATGCATATTGTATATGTCATAAGTTTGATATGAGGATTGCATAATGTTCTGTTGATTGTTTGTAACAGACACTTCGCTACCTACCATACCTAATCTTGAAGGATTATAGGACATAGCTGTAGCAATCTGATTTTTAAGAAACTGTAAGTATTCTAGTTGACCTGATAATCTATCTATTGTAGCATGATCAATACCTTTAAATACTTGAGCATCCATTGGTGTTACACCTTCCTTTTGTAAATCAACAGGAAGCACACCTTTATTTTTACCCATTAACATCCATTACTTCCATGACCAATTTTTAGGTTTAGCATGAAATGATGCTAACAATACTCTACCTAAACCTCTTGATTCATTTTCTGCAATCTTAGCCATTTGTAAGTTATACTTAAATTGGTAAGGTTTTGCCAAATCTATAGGGCTTGTAGCTTTTGTATTATTTAGTAATTTAGAATATATAGCTCCTACATAAGGACCTTTTGTGTCCCACGGATTATCTAATGATTTATATTGATATGGAATAGGTTGTTTTTTGAAATATATACCATTACTCATACCAATTTTTGTTGTCTCCCATAATTCAGGAACCCAATGTGTTTCTATCTTTTTATCAAGTTTTTTATTTTTTCTGTAAGATTCATCTACCCAAAATTTTTCAATCTTACCTGTTTCTTTATTTAACCTGTGAACATAGAATAGTTTTCTCAAACCTTTCCATGCAAAGTGTGTATATCTTATATCACCACCTTTATTGTTTACTCCACTAGCGTTTTGATATACATTCTTTATATGTTCTTGTCCTTCTTGAGTTCTCATATCAGGAGCATTTTCTATAATTCCTGTATTTGCTTGTACAGCAGCCATGAACTTAGGAGAAGGTTCACCGCCCCGTCTTCTTCCACCATGTATATTATTAGCATAAGAATCTAATTTTCTTTTTAATTCAGGATCCTCATCAATTTCATCTCCATGCCAGTTATAAATATCATTATACATTACATACTGTTCATACTTCCAAGCAACCCCTTCCTCTATAAAAAATGTGTTTGGTCTTGATATGTATGAAAAACCGAAAGCATCAACAAGTTCTACAAATGGATCATTATGTCTTACACCTACTCTGTATATTTCTTTACCTGTAATAAGACCGTGTTTAAAACCTTCATCTGTTACAAACTTAAGATCTAAATAATCTGTAAGAAATTCTATAATTCTTTGTGCTTGAGATTCAGAAGGCGATTTATAATCTTTTCTCATATACTCCTTAATTTCTTTAGGAGTCATCACTTCTGTTTGTTGATCTACTTGTTGTTGAAACTGTTTTTGCTGCTCAGGATCCATTGAATATACATCTTCAATTCCCATTTGCTGCATGGTTTGCATATGAACCTGTTGTCTAATAGGTTCAATTACTTTTTGGTCAATGTATTTTTGTATAAGTTCCAATCGTTTTCTCTTTCTTTGATTATTGGAATAACCTGAAGAATCAAAAGCTATAGGATCTAATGATCTCATTTGTTGTTCACCAACCATTGCTTTAGCTATTTGTTCTGTTGCAGGGTGATGTTGAATATTTTCATATCCTGATGAAAGATCTTCATCCATCATTGATTCATCATATCCATAAAGGTCTGTAATTAACTCACCATTACCATTATAAATATCATAATTCATTTGCATTCTTTTGATCTCATTTTTATCATCTATTGGAGAATAGACATGATCTATAAAATCTGCACACCTTTCAGCCCATCTAAAATTACTTTTTTTCTTTTGATACCAAGATATCCTTTGATTAAACACATACTCTTGTGTTTCTACAAAAGGACTTCCTTTATCTTTATTCATATCGTATCCCATAAATCTTATTTAATTAAACCATTGAGTAGCTACTTTTTTTGTAGCAACTTCATTTTTAAAATATTCATCAAGTTCTTCATATTCGTCTGAAACAACATCTTCTGCTTTGTGTACTGTTTCTCTTTCTTGGGATAGCCATAACATTAATATCTTTAAAGATGATATATGGTCAAAGTTTTCATCTCTTTCATAATTAATTAATTCTTTTAGTATTCTTGGTGATTCAAGTTTATCTAAATTATAGTATGTTTCACCATCTACAGTTTTCCATGGTTCCAATAACCAATCTCTAATGAGTTGTTCACAATGTATTTGTAATGTTTTAGATGTTGTATTTACGCCATATTCCCATTTTTTACTTGGGTTTGAAACAACCTTAGAAACAGCTTCATGTGGATTTATCATTAATTTATGTCTGTATTTTTTCATTTTACAGTAATTAATAAATCCTGGTAGATTGTTTTCAACAAGACATAAGGTATTATAATAATGACATAATTTTAAACATATTTCGTGTATGTCTGAAGGTTTGTCATATCTCCCAATCCATTCTGCTACAATATCATTTTTCTTTCCAGGGTTATGATCATCTGTGTATCCTTTATAAACAATTATTGAGGCTAATGAGGTTCCACCACCTTCATCTCTAATAGGGTCATATACAACTTTATAAAGAGTTTTAGTATATGTTGGATTTGGTATATTATCTACAGGATGTTCATATATTACTATTTTAGAATTTAAATTAGCTTTATATGAGTCAAGATTCATTTCTGTAATAGGTCTAGCATATCTATCATTTTCAATGTATTCTTCCCATTTTACAGACTTTTTATCTCTATCGTCCCAAACTAATTCTCCAATTGAAGCTTTTAATTTAAATATATCTTTAGCCTCTAATTCTGAAAGTCTTTGTCTTAATTTAGCTGTGGGAAAAATATTTGTTGTCGGAGACAAAAACATTTCTGATGGAAAAATAGGTCTTGATAATATAAACTCATCTAATGCTGAAGAGTTAGGAGATTTTGATAATCTTTCTCTTTCATACAATTCTTGATTTAAAGCTTCTTGTAACTTTGTGTTTCCATTTTCATCTTTAAAATCTGAATCAACATAATATGCGGGTATAAAGAATCCAATAGGTTTTGTTCTATTTTCAAACTTATCAACAAAAGATAAACAATCCCATGAATCTGGATCATTAAATACAATTTTGGATGCATGAATTTTTTCCATGTTACCTGCTGTACCAATCATTAATGTTGATCCAAATTTATTTTTTCGTATTTGAGCTGTGTTATTAGCACCAAGAATTGTTAATAAGTTTCCAGCAAGACCTACCTCCTCTACAACAATAACAGTATATCTACCACCAACAGC